TGATGTTTATACTTTAAATCTTCCAGAAGATGGAATTGTTTTTCCACAAGGTATTTATTGTCATACTAAAACAAACATCACAGCATATACTGTATTTACAGATAAATATTCAGGAGCAGGCTTAGTATCTCAACAGCCGTAATCTAAATGGCTAGAAATCCGTTTGCTATACCAGGAACTGTCTTGGATCAATATGCAAATATTTCACAATTACCAAGTGGTAAAAATAACGGCACCTTACAAGAATACGTTGAAGAACAAGAAGTAAAGCCAGTAGGTGCTGCTAAAGGAGGAATGCCTCCTAGAAATAAAAAAAATTTTAGGTCTACTAAAGCAGGAGCGGGAATGACTCAAGCTGGAGTTATGGCTTACAGAAGAAAAAATCCTGGAAGTAAATTAAAAACAGCAGTAACAGAAAGTAATCCAGGTCCCAAAAGAGCTGCAAGAAGAAAATCTTTTTGTGCTAGATCAGCAGGGCAAATGAAAATGTTTCCCAAAGCAGCTAAAGACCCAAATTCAAGATTACGACAAGCTAGAAGAAGGTGGAAATGCAGATAGTCTATGAAATTAAACGAAAACACAAGCATAGCTTTACCTATTAGAAATTTATTAGCCATTGTTGTAGCAGTAGCTATTGGAGTATGGGCTTATTTCGGTGTTATTGAGAGACTCAATCAATTAGAAACCAAAAATAAATTATTTGAACAAGACTTATTAGAAGCTTCTAAACAAAAACCCATTGATCAGGAACAGTTTATGTTAATAGAATATTTAACGAAACAAGTAGAAAAACACGCTAAATTATTAGAAGAAAATATTCACACAGGTGTGATGTTAAAACAATTTGATAAAGAAATTGAAAAATTAAAAAAAGATGTAGAACGTTTAAAAGATGCTACACGAGATATTAAGTTTGCAAATGGAAATGGTAAACATTAATGATAGAAATGGTTGTAGCTTTATGCTTATTTTTAAACGACACAATGATAGAACATTCTCACAAAGAATCATTATCTGAATGTTTAGAGACTAAAAGAAAAATAGAACGAAATAATGATAGTGGTAATTCACACGTACAATGTTCTGTAGTTAAAGCAAAAGTATATGTGGATCAACATGGAATTAAAAGAATAGAAAAGATTGAGGAACATTAATGAACATAAATCTAACGCACAGTATACCTATTGTCTGTATTATTCTTTGCACATTACTACTAACTAGTTGTGCTACTAAAGAAGAAAAACATCCTAACTATTTTGATACTATTGCAAAACAATTATCTAAATTAAAAATATGAGGTGTATTTATTGGGTTTGTGTGGGTTTCTGTCTATTGTTAAAAGATTGTAAATGTAATAAACTTAAAACTAATGAAACTATCAGCAAACTTCCAGTTAAGTGAATTAGTTAAATCACAAACAGCGGAAAGAAAAGGAATTTCTAACAATCCTTCTCCCGCTCATATAGATAATTTAAAAGCATTATGTGTAAATGTATTACAACCTATTCGTTCTCATTTTGAAGCACCTGTAATTATATCTTCAGGATATAGATCTGCAGAATTATGTATTGCTATTGGATCTAAAATAACTTCTCAACATACCGAAGGTAAGGCGGCCGATATAGAAGTAGTAGGCGTTGATAATAAAGTCCTAGCGCAATGGGTCAAAGATAATTTAGAATATGATCAATTAATTCTCGAATTTTATCGAGATGGTGAGCCCGATAGCGGCTGGGTTCATGTCTCTTGGAACCCAGGCGAGAACCGAAATATGTCCCTTCGAGCTATTAAAGAAGAGGATAAAACTAAATATACACCATGGTAATATCTAGATCACAGATGGCAAGACAATTAGAGCCAGGGTTAGGTTCTGAATGGAAGAGTAAATATAAGAAGGTTATTAAACGTACACATGGCAAAAAAATCAAACCCAATAGCAAAAAAGTTAAGTGATAGACGTTATAAGTCTAAGGTGGTACAATCTAAGAAGTTGTATAATCGTAAAAGGATTAAAATAGTATGAGAAAAGTAATTAAAGCTTCAAAAGGATTTGGTCTTTTAGGTATAGGAGCAGATTTATTAGAAAGATCTAAAGGAGCAAGGAGTTTTGCTAAAAATTTAGGAATACTTCCAGCTGTAGTTTCTAAATATTATGACAAAAAATCTAAGTCAGATGTTACAACTGGAGAGCAGACAGCGAAAGCTAAAAAAGGTAAAATGATGAAAGCATCAATGGGTTCTGAAGTAAGAACACGAGGTGCTGGAAGTGCAATAAGAGGAACTAACTTTAAAGGAGTATTTTAATATGGTCTATCCAATGGGCGGCGGAAAAAAGAATTACAAACTTACTGGAAAAGTAGGTTCAAAAAAAGATTCTAAAAAATCTAAAAAGAAGTAGGTCATGATTTATGGCAACTTCTGGAACTACATCATTTAATTTAACCATAGATGACATTATAGAAGAAGCCTATGAGCGTTGTGGTGTAAGAACTAACTCTGGTCACGATTTACGTTCAGCTAGAAGATCATTAAATTTATTATTTTCTGACTGGGGGAACAGAGGTGTTCATTTATGGAAAGTAACTTTACAAACACAAGCTTTAACAGCTGGTACTTTTCAATATGCTGCTCCTAGTGATTGTAATGATGTATTAGAAGCTTATATATCTACTACTTCAGGCGTTACCTCATCAACTCAAGATGTTTCATTAACAAAAATAGACAGGTCTGCATACGCTGCATTACCCAATAAAGGCTCTACTGGACAACCTTCACAATATTATATTTCTAGAGAAACAACACCACAAGTTTATTTGTATCAGGCTCCTGATGCTACTACTTATACTTATTTAAAATATTATTACATTGGAAGAATTGAAGATGCGGGAGCGTATACTAACACTGCTGATATTGTTTACAGATTTATGCCAGCTATGTGCGCAGGACTTGCTTATTACTTATCACAAAAAATAGCTCCTGATAGAATTCAATTATTAAAACAATTATATGAAGATGAAATGATGAGAGCCTTAGAAGAAGACGGTCAAAGAACTTCATCTTATATTTCACCTCAAAATTATTATCCAGCGGGTTAATTATGGGAAATCAAGCAAGAGGAAAAAGATCTTTATCTATATCCGATCGTTCTGGAGCGGCTTTTCCTTACACAGAAATGGTAAAAGAATGGCAAGGTTCGTGGGTACATATTTCTGAATATGAACCCAAACATCCACAATTAGATCCTCCTTATCATAAAGCAGATGCAGTTGCTTTAGCTAATGTAAGATCACAAGATTTCCAACAACCAGAAATTGTTAATAATGTACAAGCTGATTCTGGAGGCGAGGGCATGTGTACCGTTAGTTTAGAGCTTCCAGGAGATTTTGCTTTTAATTCATCGGGAATGATTCCTGATAACGGGTCTATTCAAAACACTAGAAGACAGGCTATAATAGAAACAGGAACAATAAAAATAACAATATCATAATGGCTATAACATATACACAATTTTTAACACAAATAAGAAACTACACAGAAGTGGGAGATACGGTATTAACCGATACTCTCATTGATCAGTTTTTAACCAATGTAGAATTAAATGTTGCTGGAAAAGTAGATTATGATGATTTAAGAAAATATTCTACTTCTAATTTTATTGCTGGACAACGATATTTGACGATGCCTTCTGACTTTGTATTAATGAGAAGTATGGAAACAATTATTAGTGGAAATAGAAATTTTTTAGAAAAAAGAGACCAGACTTATATTACTGAATATAATGAGTCTGGAGCTAGTGGAGTTCCTGTATCCTACGCTATGTGGGATGAATTTACTGCTGTTGTAGCTCCTATTCCAGCTTCTACTTATCAAGTACAAATCAATTATATAATTGATCCCCCTCATTTTACAGCAAGTAATAATACTTATTTATCACAACATCAGCAATCTATTTTATTATACGGTGTTTTAGCTGAAGCTTTTTCTTATCTAAAAGGGCCTTTAGATATGTACAAACTATATTCAGACAAGTATAATGAAGAAATACAAGCTTTTGCTTTACAACAAATGGGCAGAAGACGTAGAGATGATTTTATTGATGGAGTACCTAGAATTAAAATAGATTCACCATCACCATCTTAAAAATTAATAAGGAGAATAAAAAATGGCTATAACAACAAACGCAATCTGTAATTCTTTTAAACAAGAATTATTGCAAGCAGAACATGATTTTGATTCGGCAGGATCAGGTGGCAATAAATTTAAATTAGCTTTATATCTAAGCACTGCAGTAATTGGAAAATCTACTACTTCTTACACAACAGGTGGAGAATCTAGTTCACCAGCAGGATATACAGCTGGAGGAAAAGGATTAGTAAATACTGGAACTTCACTTTCTGTAAATACAGCAATCACTAATTTTAATAATTTATCGTTTACAGGTGTAACATTAACTGCAAGAGGCGCATTAATTTATAATACTAGTAATGCTAACGCTGCTGTATGTGTTTTGGATTTTG